CCTCGTACTCGGCGTCGATGATCGTGGCGTTGTCGATCGAGAGGGTGACGCCGCTGTCCTTGCTGCCGATGTCCCACATCTCCAGTTCGCGATTGCTGTTGATGTGCCGCACGAAGTTGGTCAGCTCCGACAGGTAGGACAGCAGCTCCTCGCCTGTCATCCAAGGGACCGTGATCTCGGGGAGGTCCGGCCCGTCGGCCTGGTCGCTCGCCAGCGAGATCCCGTAGTTGGCGAGCCAGCCGATCGTGCCGACGAGTTCCTCGAGCAGCGCCTTGAGCGTGTCGGCCGGAAAGATGTCGTTGACGAGCGTGCGGAGCAGGACCTGGTTGAAGTCCTGCGCGGTGACGTGGCAGGCGATGCCGGTCACGCGCCCGAGGAACGTCAGGCCCGAGACGGTCGCGATGGTGCCAGACCACTTGATGACGCCGCCGATCTCGACCTCGACGAGCTGGTCGGTCTCCGGGATGAGCGCCCCCGTGATGTCCTCGAAGTCGAAGTCGCACGTCCCGATGTCGTTGATGACGCGCCGGTAGACGAGCCCGTTCTGCACGTAGCTGGTGCGGTTGATGTTGTCGATCCAGACGATGAACTCGGACGGGCTTTCGTTGGTGACGTCCGTGATCTGGATTTCAAAGGGCGTCTGCGCCATGTCCGCGGCGCCCTTGAGCAGGCAGATCACGGATTGCGATCCGGCGGCGTACGCGGCGTCTGGCAGGCAGACCTGATAGACGCCGGGCATGTTCGTCGAGTCGACCTCTTTGAATCCGCCCGACGTGAACGTGCCGACCGTCATCGTCACCAGCGAGACGGCCACGGCCGACGATGCGCGGTTGCGGTGGTAGTAACAGGTCAGGCCAGAGGTGTTGTGTGCCAGCCCGGTCAGGCCGCTGCCGTCGGCCGCGGAGGTGTCCAGGATGAACACCTCGCAAATCCGATCGGTCTCGCCGGGAGGGACGACGTACTTAGCCACAGTGGTCTTACACCGCCGTCGTCAGCTGGATTTCGAGCGGGAGCGGGACCATGTCGGCCGCGCCTTTCAACATGACCGAGACGCTTTTCGCGCCCGAGGCGAGCGCCGCATCAGGCAGCGCGAGCTGGTAGCAGCCAGGCATGTTCGCGCTGCTGATCTCCTTGAACCCGCCCGAGACCCAGTTGCCAACGGTCATCGTGACGAGCGTGATCGCCACGGCCGCGGCCGCCGTGTCGCGGTGGTAGTAGGCCGTCAGGCTGGCGGTGTTGTGGACGAGGCCGGTCAGACCGCTGCCGTCAAACACCGAGCTGTCCTGAATGAACAGATCGAGAATGACCGACGTCGTGCCGGGCGGAATGGTGCGTTTAGCCATAAGTGAATGCTCGCTATCCCCGCATGCCGCCCTGCATCCCCGGATGCACGATCAGCGCGCTGAGGCCAGGGTCAGTTTGAATCGCGCTGATCAGGAAGCCCATCATGGGACGTTTCGTCGTCGTCTCGGTGAAGGCCCCACCGTCGGTGCGCTCCGAGTAGTGGAAGGCCTGCCCGAGCGGCAGCGCGTCGAGATACGCGGCGTTGGCCACCTCGTAGTCATGCAGGAGCGTCGTCGCGGACGTCGTCGTTGGCTTAATGATGAAGCGATAGGTCACCCCGGCGGTCAGCGTGCGCTCCCCGGTGAAGAACACATACTTCCAGCCGGCGTTGATGCTGTCGCGGTAGTCGGGATCGATCGTCAGGGTTTCCGTCGCCGACGTGCCGGTGTAGAACACGACGTCATGGGCTTCAGCGGAGCTGCCCTTGTAACCGATCCCGCGCACCTTCAAGGTAAAGTCAGGCGTCCAGATCGCGCCACGTTCGTCGGGGGTGGAGTTGGACGCGAAGCTCGGCGTGTTGAAGGCGTGAAAGGGGATGACCTGGAGGTCGCCGATTTCCGCGTAGGTGCCGTCGTCGTATTCGAGGACGAGATTGTTGCACTGGTTGTTCTTGCCGACCCAGGACGAGCCGTTGTAGTAATTCGTCACCGGCGCCTGGAGTTGGTGGCCGAACCCGCTGTTGCCGTACACGGTAAAGGAGAACGCGAGGTTGCAGGAGCCGAGGGGGCGGACGACACACCCGATCAGGTCGCCCCTCGCGACGGTGAGTTTGTTCCCGCCTCCGGTGCCGTCATCGGTCAAGGCGCCGCCGGGCGTGAGATAGGAGTTGCTCGCCACGCCGGCCGAGAGGAAATCAAGAAAGAACGCTTCAGTCAGATCGGGATTCGCCGACGAGTCCAGCGCTTGGAAGCTGAAGCGCAGGTCGTTCGGCGTCGTGACAGTGCCCGTCCGAGGGATGAAGCGACGGAGCGTCCCCGCCTTGGGCACCTGAAGAATCCACGCCTGCCGCTGCGTCGCGCCGGTGAGCGATGTGGTCGCCTGAAACCCTGACGCCACCGTGCTGAAGGGCGGGAGCCGAGGGACTTCGTGCCTGAAGGAACTGAAGGTCGCCATATCGGATGTCCTCTACGTCAGCACGCCGCGCGCCTGCAGCAGCCGCGGCAGCGCGTCATACGCGACCTCGGCCAGCACGCGCCCGTTCGCCACCAGCGTCACTGGCACCATCACCGGGCCGCTCCGGTCAGCACTCGCACCCGCCGCACGAGACGCCGACGCCTGCGCAGCCCCGAACACCGCAAACGAGCCGATCCCACGGTCGCCCTGACCGCCTGGGCCGCCCCCTGGAAGCGGAACCGTAGGACCAGGAGTTGGCGTCCGTCCACCGCCGCCGATGCCACCAGCGAAACCAAGGAAGCCCAGCAGACGATTGATCCAGCCGTTGACGATGCCCTCCATCACGCTGATCAGCATGTCCTTGATGCTGCCCCATATTTCGCTCAGCCCTTCCTTGAGGCTGATCGTTCCGGTCAGCATGTCCACGATGGACTCAGACCACTTCCGCGTCAGTCCGTCGATGCGCTCGCCGATCCCTTCCTTGACCTCGTCCCACACGCCGAGGACCTTGTCCTTCCAGCCGCCGGCCTCGATGCGCATGCCGTCGAGCGTGGCCGCGAACTTCGAGCCCAGCGTGTCGAGCGAGACGTTCTCATTCAGGGCCTGGAACGCGGAGGCGACCTGTGCCGTCGCCTCTTCGGCCGGCTGCACCATCGCCGACTGCAGCCTCGGCCCCATCCAGTCCGCGATCCCGTTGACCATGTCGGGCACATACGACCCGCCGACGACGCTGTCGTACATCCCCTTGAAGAACCCGGTCACGGCGTCGATCTTCGATTTGATGCCTGCGACGATGGCGTCGAACCGATCCACGAGCCACTGCTTGACGCCCGTGTACAACTGTTCGGCAGCCGCGATCGCCTTGTCCTTCACCGACACGAAGAACGTCACGATCGGATCGATGATCGTCTTGACCGCGGTGACGATCGTGCGGAGCTTGGTGCCGAAGAACTCGGTCAACTGGCGGAACAGGTCCGTCACCTTGTCGATGACCAGGCGGGCCATCTCGGTGTGGTAGGTGACGATCAGGTCGATGATCGCTTTCGTCGCGGAAAAGATGGCCCGCAGCTTCGGCCCGAGCCATTCGGTGATGTCACCGATGAACTCGGCCACCTTCCCGACGATCAGTCCAAGCACGGCCCCGACCGCTGCATTGTGCGCGTCCCAGTAGCCCTTGACCGTCTGGAGCCCGCTGCTGACGCCGCTCTTGACGTCGTCGAACTTGTCGACGAGGAAGCTCTTGGTGGTCGCCGCGGTTTCGGTAACAACGCTGGTGACGCCGCCCTTGAAGGTGTCCCAGTAGCCTTTCATCGTCGACAGGAACCCGCTCACCGCCTCGACGATCGGCCCGAACTTGTCCCAGAGGTATTCCTTCACCGCCTCGTAGGCCTTGCTGACGGCGGCCTTGATGTCGTCGCCCCACTTGTACCAAACGAGCCCGAGGCCTACGACGGCCGCCACGACGAGCCCAATCGGCGACAAGAGCAGCCCGAGCGCCGGCACCAGCGCCGTGCCGATCGTGCCGGCCAGGGCGACGAGGGACGGCCACAGCGTGGCCACGGCCGGAATCAGCGGCGCCATCGTGGACGCGACGGTGCCGAACATCGAGCCGAGCGCCACCACGTCAGGCCCCACCGCCGCCACGACACTCCCCAGCAGGTTCCCGAGCTGCGCCTGCAGGTTCGCCTTGGCCGCGTCAATCTGATCGCCCGCATCGTCCAGCGCCTTGACCGTCTCCGTGCTCATCACGGTGGCGCTCGCGCCGACTTCGCGCATGTTCGACGACAACGTCGGCAGCAGTTCGATCCCGCTCTTGCCGAACAACTTAGCGGCGATCTCGGTCTGCTTGAACTTGTCCTCCATCGGCCCGAGCGCCTCGCCGATCTTCAGCAGCGCGTCTTCGGGTTTCATCCCGCGGAGCTCGTCGAACGACAGGCCCAGCGCCTCGACCGCGGCCTTCGTCGAATCCGTCCCACCCGCGAGGTTCTTCCCCATGATCGACGCGGCCCGCGCGATCTGCTCCATCGACGAGCCGCTCTGTTGCGCCGCGAAGCCGAGCCGCTGCAGCGCCTCGACGGACACCCCGGTCTGAACCGACAGGTCCGCGAGTTTGCTGGCGTCCTCGCCGAGGTTCTTCAGGGCCTGCGTTCCGCCCATCTGGGACCACGCGTTGCGCACGGTGCTGAGCGTCTGCCCGACCGTCTGACCGAGGTTGCTCAGCGAGCCCTGGACGCCCTGGAAGGCTTCCTGGGTGACGTCCTTGCCACGAAGAACAACGTCAACGTTCTGTTCAGGCATGAGCGGCCTGCTCTTCCTGCTGCCGGCGGAACTCCCGCACGAGCCGGTCGTTGGCGGTCAGGCACACGGTGTCGAGCGCCTCCATCGTCCACGCGTCCTGGTCGAGCACGCCGCCGGCGCCAGGCAGTTCGACCCGCGCGTGCTGCGGCAGCCCAGACGGCGCGAACGTCACCGCATGCGTCAGGCGGAACAACTGGAGCAGGCCGTCGACTTCAGGCAGCAGCGAACGCACCGGGCAGGCGCGGAGCACGAGATCGCCGCCGTCGTTCCAGACGATCCCCTTCGGCGCCGTGCCGTCACAGTTCCGCGCCGTTGACAGCCCCCGCGCGAGGCACGCACCGCACGAGGCCCCGGTCTGCACCCACTCGGCGGCGCTGCCGCGGCGCTGGTCCGACAGCCAGGACGTGAAACGAACAGCGACCCGGAGATCTAGCAGCGTCGGCCGCGGGCCGTCTTCGGTCACTGACTGCGCCGTGATGGCTGCACGACGGACGGCCTCGAGCACGTCCTGGCGGCCGGCGAACCGCAGGAGCAGTTCGGTTCCCGTGGTGAGCGGGACGCCATCGAAGAGGACATCGCCAGGCGCGACCGACACAAGCGGGCCGACGGTGTTGATGGTGGCGTGCGTCTGCTCTCGAGACAGCATCGCCCCAGGACCAGGCGGCGGCCCGAGCGCGGCGAGTTGCTGCGACGTGCGGACGGTGTACGGCCCGACGTGCAGCCGAACCGGCTCACCGTCGATCGGGACCACGATCGGGCGCGTAGTCATCGGCCTCGCTTCCCGGCGACGGCCTTCAGCGGCGCAGGCGAGGACGCGGCGTGTCGCGCCTCAGCAATCTGTTGCTTATCCTTGGCGCTGCAGGCGTTCTCCACGAGGATCTTCTGGATGACTTCCGCCAGCAGATCGGTGCGCGCCGCGAAGATGCGCAGGAACTGCGCGCCCGATCGGACCTCGGCCCCGTCGAAGGTGAGCTGGCCAGCGTCAACCGTGACGAAGTCCGTCAGGCAGCGCGTGACGAACGCGTTGTCTTCCGCGTAGCTGGCCTCGGACCCGTCGAACGGCTTACCCTTGTCCGCTTCCTTCTTGGCCACCTGCGCCTTCATCCAGGTGACTTCGTCCGGCTCCAGGCGCTTGAGAGAGAGATTCACCAACGCGCCGTCGATGTCGAGCGGCAGGTGAAACGTGCTGGTGAGAACGAGCGGCATGAAAAAACCTCCAGGGAGAATGGCTGCGGACTGCAGGGGAGAGGGCTGCAGCCAGCGACAACGAGCCGTCCTGAAGGTGGCGCGCGTGCGGGGTGCGTCAGCCGGTCGCAGGGTAGCTAGGGCCGAAGCAATGCGGGCGCCGAACTGCGAGTCGAATCCTTACGCCAGCAGCAACTTGAACTCGTCGTTGCCGGCGGTCGAGCCGAGCAGTTGCCCGGCATACTCTTCCTGATAGTCCTCGACGTTGCCCAGGTCATGAGCCGGCGATTCGTCGATCTGCCACGTCGGGAAGTAGATCCCGATGATCTGCCCCTCGGTCAGGCCCGTCTGCAGCAGCCCGGCCTGGGTCGTGCGCGCCTCGGCCGCGTCGAGGATCGTGTTGTCGTCAGAGGCCTGCTGCGTCAACATGAACCGCGCCGTCCGGAACTGCGACTTGCGGAACGCGCCCTGCGGCGTGCTCGTGCCATAGGCGTTGTTCTGCAGCGCGTGCCCGTTCGTGAGCTCGAGCTTCGCCTTCACGAACTCTTCGGCCGCCGACCCAAGCCGGATCGACCCGGTCAGACCAGACGGGATCGCCGTGCCGGCGACGGTGAACGCGACCGGCTCGCTCTGGACGCCGGAGTTCTTCAGACGCGTCTTGGCGGGCCCGCTCACTTCCCAGATGATCTCGCCGTTGCTGTCGAACTCCAGCGTCAGCTTGTCGAGCACCCAGCCGTTGACCTCGTACTTGCGGTTGATGCCGTAGGCCGCCATCGTGTGGGACACCGGCACGTTGAGGTCGGCCAACGTGTAGACGATGCAGCTCTTGACAGTGTCGCCGGTGGTGGGCGCGGCGCTCAGCGGAGGGGCGACGGTGATCTCGTCGGTGGCCTTCGCGGTGATGACGCGCACCTGGCGCCCGCCGGACGTCGCGTTCACGAGCACCGCCCCGCCGACCACCAGCCCCGTCGTGCTGGCGAGCGTGAAGACGGTCGACGTGGGCGCCGGCGAGGCCGAGACCGTCGTCGACAGCGTCACGTTCGTCTTGCTGCCGATGACGTCGGTGAGGATGGCGTCGTGGTCGGGAACCGTGTTGATGGTGCCAGACGGCCAGAACTCCCCACGGAGCACGGCCTCGGCCGTCTCCCGGCGGATGCGGCGCTCGGTCAGCGTGGCGCTCCGGAACCGCGTCGGCGCGTTCTGGTAATTGTTGTGGTTGTGCTTCAGGGACCCGCCGATGTGCCGGATCGCGTCGGTCGAGGCCAGCGTCGGCGCCGTCCCGTACGACGACTCCGCGGCATCGTAGGTCCGGAAGTTGCGTCCCAGTTCCCAGGTGTTGGGCATGTCGTCGACTCCTCGTCAGCGTGCCGTGACACGCGCTCTCGTTACCGCTCCTTGAACTTCGGGCGCTCCGGCTCTGCGACCGCGGCCTTGGCGGGCGCCGCCGGCGAGGTCGCCGGTTCGAACAGATGCGCGTACTTCTCGCCGATCGCGTCGGCCCAGGTGACCTGGACGCGCTTCTGCTGCCCGTCGGCCTCGCGCGTGACGTGGCCCGCGACCTCGTCGAAGTCGACGAACACGCCGTCGACGAACTTGCGCCCGAACCCCTCGCCGGAGACCGAGAGCCCGCCGCCCGCCCCGCATCGACAGACCATCATGCGCATTGCCTGGACTCCCTTTATGGCTGCCCGTAGTTGCGCTTGTAGGTCACCCGCACGCGGGTCCGGGTGTAGACCGACAAGTCGCTGCCTTCGCCGTAGCTGACATCCGCCTGCTCACAGAACGCGCCGATGACGAGCGTCGGGAGGCCGAGCCGGATGTCGGCCGCCAGCGCCACCTCGACGTCGTGCGCCAGCTTCTCGCCGGCCGTGACCTTCCGGTCCCCAGCGGCCGGCCCACCATCGACCACCACGCGGCCGATGACGGTGAACTCGAACACGTCCCTGACGATCGGCGGCCGCCCGGGTTCGAAGATGCGCTCCCCTGGCACCGTCGCCGGCTCGAGCACGAACGCCGGCAGCTCCGTGCTCGGCTTCGTCAGGAACTCCGTCGTGACGTCGAGCTGCACCGACGCGCTCTTCACCGTGTGCCAGTACGTCGACCCGCCGTTGATGGCCCGGAGGGCCGTCGCGGCGGCCTGCAGGATCTGCAGGCGCGTCGGGCTACTGGCTGGCGGCATCGACCGTCCCCGGCGCCTTCAGGGCCGCCAGGGCCTCGGCGATCGCCCGCCCGATCCGCTCCCGGACCGCCGGCTGCATCGCGGCCACCGTCGGCGGCACGTAGTTCTGCCGACGGACGTAGACCACCGGCTTACGCGCGAACACCACCTCGCGGCTGCCGTCCGCCCGCTCGCCGAGGATTGCCGTCGGCGTCGTCACGGCGCGGACGAATCCGATGATGCCCGGACGGTCGATAAACGCGCGCGCCGACAATGCGCTGATCCGACCCGTGATGGCGGCACCAACCGGGATGGCCAGCAACTGGGCTCGCTGCGGCGTGATCGTCGCGCCACGCTTCAGGATCGGCGCGACCGACCCGGCCGACACCGCGAGCTCCACGACGGCGCCCGCCGCGGTGCCCCGGGTCGCCTCCCGCAGCTTCGAGCGGACCGAGCGGCGCAGGCGTCCTGTCCGCTGCGGCAGGTTGGCCTGCATGGTCCGCACGAAGCCGGGCTCGAGGTCGCGCAGCGCGCCGACCAGGGCGGCCTTCAGCTGCGGACGGATCGCGGCCATTCGCTCGCGCAGCGTGCCGGCCGTCGTCGAGAGTTCGAGGGCAATCATGCAATCCGACCGCGTTCCAACATGCGCCGCACGTGCGGTGGCCAGTCCTGCCGAATCACGAAGGTGCCGGTCACGCCCACCCCGACCGAGCTCGCCGCAATCGTCCCGGTGTCCTTGCTGTCCCAGAGGATCTTCAGCAGGTCGAGCCCGGCGGTGTAGACGTCGCGCGGTAGCGTCGCCGCGTCCTGCGCGCCATACCCCGCGGTGTACGTCGCCGCCACGTTCGCGACGCCCACCGTGAAGATGTCCGACCGGAGCTGCACGATCCCCGCGGCCAGGTCGACGTCGAACGCCGTGATCGTCTCGGCCGTCTGGCCTGGCGTGCGCACGATCGCGAGGCTGGTGAACGTCGTCACCGGACAGTGCCCGAGCAGCAACCGACTGTGGCCGGTGCCAGGCAGGATCTCGACGATGGCGCGCGACACGATCTGCTCCTGCCGCTCGCGCTCGATCAGGACGGTGACCGCATCCGCCAGCGCCGCGATCTCGTCGTCGCGCTCGGTGGCCGAGGGCGGAATCCGGAGCCAGTCCCGCGCCGTGGCGAGGGACCAGATCGACGTGGTCGCCGTCGTGGCCGGCATGGGGCACGCGCCGCGCTACTTCTTGCCGCCGGTCGTTTCGACGGGTTCGTCCCGCACGGGCGCCGCCAAGCCTTCCGCGAGCCAGGCTTTCGCGACCCGCATCGGCATCTCGCCGATCCCGTCACCGACGTCGACCACCTGGCCGCTGTGATACGACGGTGTCCCCGCCACGTTGGTCATGATCTTCACGCGCATGCTTCACCCGATCCAGAAAGAGAACGTGCCCGACTTGACGCTGGCGCCGTCCGCGACGACCAGCTTGATGCGTTCGCCGGCGACGAACACCGGCTCGGCGACCGCATCCGAGCCGGCGTAGACGAGGCCCGTGCCCGTGACGCCGTGCGTCGCCTGGCGCGGCACCTTCATGAAGGCCGCCGTCCCGATGTTCGACAGCGTGGCGATGGGCACGCCAGAGATTTCTCCGGTGATGGTGACGTCGGCGCCAGTGTCGAGCGGTGTCGAGCCGTGCGGCACGTACCGGACCTGCAGCACGCGTCCCGTGACGACGTCCGAGTACCCGGTAAACGCGCCGCCGCTGCTCGTCGTGACCGCGATGTCGTGGCGTTCGATGTGCATCTGCCTTACACCCCAGCCGAGAACGGCGAGGCTTCCGTGCCGCTCTGCGTCAAGCGCACCTGAACGGCCCACGTGTCGGCCGCGATGTCGATGCACTCGATCGAGTCGCCAACCTCTCCGCCCTGCGTGGACGAGTCCATCGTGATGGTGTCGCTGTCGGCCGCGGTCGCCCAGGCATTGGCCGCGACGCTCTCGCTGTCCAGGCCCAGGGCGAGCCCGTACATCACGTCATCGCCGGTGACCTTGACGATGTGCGCATTCGTGGTCGGCGTGACGCTGACGACGAAGCGAAAGATCGCACCCGTGCCAGCCGCGGCCGGCAACGTGCAGACGGACCCGGACGCCGTGTCGAGCTTGATGATCTTGGCGTCGTGCGCCAGGACCGTGACCGCCAACGTGCTCCCCGCGGCGACGAGCCGGGTCGAGACATCCGCCGCTCGGTTCAGTTCCGCGGTGGTCGCGAGGATGCCCGTCAGGGTGTTGAGTTCAGCGGTCGACGACGTGGTGGACGTGGCGATCCCGGCGGACAAGTCCATGTCGACGCCGTTGTTCTGGAGCTTGCCACCGGTCTCGATATTGAGGACGCCGCCGGACGCGACGATCTGCGTGTCGCCGCCGTCCTTCTTGTAAACCTTGGGCAGGTAGGTCGCGTCGGCCATGATGACTCCCGTTAGGCTGCGCGGCGGCCCCGCTCGAGGCCGCCGCGCTCAGCACGGTTCGCGCGCTGGAGGGTGAACGTCTTACGCGGTGCCTTCGGCCGGCGCGTGATGCTGCTCGGCCAGCAGCGTGCCGCTCACCGAGTTCGTGATCGGCGTGTTGCGCGGCTTGTACTGGATCGCCCAGATCGACTCGACGGTCGAGGACGTGTCGACCACCACGACGGCTTTCACATACCGTTTCTGCGGGCGGAAGATGTCGAGGATGACGTCCTCGTTGGACGGCGAGGCCCCGCTCACCACACCCGACCCGATGATGTCGCTGTAGCCGTCAGACGATCCGTCGTCGTCGGACTGCTGCGCCTTCAGCGAGTTGTCGGCCGCGGCGGTGCCGAAGGACGTGAGGAACACCACGCCCTCATACCCCGACATGTCGAGCGTCACGGCATCCGTGACGTCGGTCGTCCCGGCCGTCGTGTGGTCGTGGATCTTCGTGATCTTCACGTGCTCGGTGAGGAACCCTGGAAACATGCGCGTTCTCCTTGCGAAAGGCGAGCGCCCCTATCGGACGCCCGCCGATGACGAATCCCCCTCCGAACTACGACCCGCTGTTCTGCAGCGCCTTGATCGGGTTCTGCCCGTCGTTCGCGTAGCCGCCGTCGGCCGACTGGTAGGCCAGGAAGCCGACCTGGCCGGACTCGGCGTAGAGCTCGTTGAGCCGCACGACGACGATCCCGCCGATGCGGCGGATCTTGTAGTAGGAGTGGTCGCCGAACGTCGCCCACTTCGCGCTGGCCGCCATCGTCGGCATGTCGTTGTTGATGACGAAGTTGAACCCGGCCAGCACGCCAGGCTGGCCGACCTGGACGCTGCCCAGCTCCGGCCAGAGGTAGCGCCCGTTGCCGTCCTTCGCCAGGCGCAGCACGAGGCAGCTGGCGTCGCTGAACTGCCACTTGCAGGCGGCCGAGCGATACGCCACGTCGACCGAGTGGATCAGGCGGTAGATGTCATCGAAGGGCACCGACGTGGTGTTCCCGGTCGCCGACTGCCGGCCGACCGTGACGACCGTCGTGAGGCCCTGCGGCATGCCGCTGCCCGTGCCAGTGCTCGTCATGTGCGTGTTCTGGATGCGGCCCAGGCGCTGGCCGAGCATCCGGCCGAGCATCCCCTCGACGTCGACCGCGCTGTCCCGCAGCATCTGCCACGAGACCTTCACGACCTTGCTCGAGTAGAGATACCCGTTGAGCACGAGCTGCGTGAAGGTCGGCGACGTGCCGCCCGCGTGCCCGCTGGCCTGCGCCTCCGGCACGATCGCGCCGACGTTGGCCGTGTCGTCGGTCATCGACATCGGCATCGGCCCCGCCGTCGTCGTGTTGATGACCTCGGCGCCAGCCGCTTCCAGCCCGCCGAAGAACTTCATCGCCTGGATGATCTGGCCGTAGAACCGCGTGTCCGGCGCGACGAGGAACCCACCGGCCTGCGCCGAGTAGGTGTTCATGTCGCGGGATTCGAGCGGCGTGTAGCCGGACCGCAGCGCCTGGCGATCCTCGGCGGCCATCTCGTCCATCGGCACGCCGCGGAGGTAGGCACCGAGCGCCTTCTCGTAGGTCGCGCGCGCTTCCGGCGACCGGCCCGGGGCGGCCAGCGTCGTGCGCTGGTGCTCCGGGAGCTGCTGGCGCGCGAGGGTCTCGTGCTGCTCGGCGCGCTCGGCGTCCTCGATCTGCACGCGGACGGTCGCGGCCTCGGCCATGAGCTTGTCGAACGACGTCCGCTTGTCGTCGTTCTCGAAGGTGTTGTTCGCGCCCATCAGGTCGCCGGCGTCGCGGACCAGCTTCTCGTGCCGCTCTCGCAGTTCGCGCGCAGTGGACTGATTCGACATGACTCTGTGCTCCCTCGTGTGGTTATCGACCGGCCTGCGCGAGGCGCAGCCGGCGTGCCCGATCCCCGTCGGCCGCCGCCTGGCGGACCGCCTGTGCTTCGCGAATCCCCTGCGCCTCGCGCGCCGCGCGCGCCTCGAGGAGCACCTTGACCTGGTCCCTGGCGCCGATCGACGTCTGCGGATACGCCGGCATCGTGACAGGGCCGACTTCAATCAGCCGCACGTCGAGCAGCGTCCGCTTCGGCAGGGCATCCTCGGCATCGTCGGCCGGCTCTTCCCACTCGTCCTTCCGGACGCGGAACATGAAGCTCATCCCGTCGACGTCGCCGCGCGTGATGAGCGTGACCACATCGCGGGCCGCGCTCGTGTCAGGCGGGTGGATGATCGCGCGGAGGCCCTTCGCGTCCTCTACCAGGTCGAGCGTCTTCGCCTTCGTGCGACCCAGCACGACATTGCCGTCGTGGTTGAAGAACGACAGGACGTCGTCTTCGACGATGGACTTCGCGAAGGCGCCCGGCGCGATCCGCTCCATGAATCCCCAGGAGCGTGGGCCGATGAGCGTCCACTCGTTGAAGACGGCGCCGTACCCCTCGAGGACAGGCGCGTCGTCGTCCTTCGCCTTCGCGCGCAGCGAGACGGGCAGCAGCACGATCCGGCGTTCGTCCTCGTCGGCCCCGACCAGGGCGCGCGCCTCGTCGATGCGCATCAGTTCACGCCTCCCCCGCCGGCCGGGAAGTCGAACGTCGCGGCCGGGTCGCGGCGCATCGGCATCATGTTGCCGTTGACGAGGTAGAGGTTCCCGCCGTCCGCGTCGGCGATCTGGTCGTCCATGTCGACGATCCGGCGCCACTGGTTGGCGTTGATGACGCCGTTCTGGCGCTGCAGATTGAGCGCCGTACTCAACGCCGTGGAGTCGCCTCGGATTAGGCTGTCCACCACAAACGTCGCGAAGTGCGTGTTGAACGACCGCGGGTTGAGGAGGTCGCGCGCGATGGCCTGCTGCCAGCACACGAAGAGCGGCATCAGGCAATCCCCGACGTACTCGATCGCCTGGTGCTCGATGTTGCTGAAGGTGGACCGCTCGAGGTCCCCGAACTTGTGGGCCGGCACGCGGAACGCGCCGCCGAGCTCCGAGCGCCCCAGCTTCTGCAGGTCCACGAACTGCGCGTCCCGATGCGGCATCGCCAGTTGGACGGGCTTCAGGTCATGGTCGAGCACGAGCACGCGGTGCCAGTTGTGATCGCCGACGGTCTGCTGCTCGACGTCCTGGCGCACGCGGCGCGCCGACGCGTCGTTCAGCTTCGCGGGGGTCGACAGCGCGATCCGCGGGTGCCCGCCCTGGCCGTAGAACCGGCCCTCGTACTGGTCGGCCGCCAGTGCCGTGCCGATGGATTCGCGGAGGACCTGTATCGGGCCGCGGCCGTGGATCCCGTCGAGCGCGTTCTGCCGCAGATGGAGAATCGGCGGATTCGCCGGGTCGAAGATCCACTCGCGCGCTTTGCCGTCGGAGAGGCGGTAGCAGTACTGCAGCCGGTTCTGCGCATCCAGACCGACCGACATCCGCGAGGGATCGAGCGGCCACAGCGCCTTCGGCGTCGTGCCGGGCCCGCGCTCGATCACCGCGTAGGCGTTCCCCCACAAGTTCAGGAAGCCCTGCATGGTTTCCTTGAACTCGTACGCCGTCATCACCGGGTTCGCGAGATCGTGCAGCAGCCCGTAGACGGGATGGTTCGGATCGTCCTTCCGGGTGCCGTCGTCGAGCCGGCGCTTCAGCTTGATCGGGGTCTTCGCGACGTCCTGCTTGATGATCTTGTCGCAGGCGAACACGACAGGCAGACCGGCCGCGGTGCGCTCGGTGACCGTCACGCCTGACGACGCCGGCGGGCCGCCGAGCGCCAACGACAGCGATTCAGTCGGCGCTTCCAGCGTCCCCGCCGGAATCACGACGGCGCGTCGATCGGCCCGGGCGTGCAGCGCTTCCATCAGCATGCGGTGTTGTGCGTCCTGCCAACAGGTAACTGAGACCGAAGGCGACCAGGCCGACCCAGAGCCACACCGCTGGCGCGTAGACCTGCCACAGAAACACGCCGATGCAGATCGCGCCGAAGACTTCGAGCAGGTCGGTGTAACGCCAGTGGGCGAGGGCGGCCCGCGCCTTGGAAGTGAATCGGCGTCGGCGCCGCTTTGCCACGTCAGGCTTCAGGATGGAGGGGAATTCGAGGCGGGCGTATTTTCTGTATCACAAATCCGGCCGGGTCGTGGTCCGCGTCGAGCGGGTCAGAATGCGTCGGATCACCGCCGGCACCGACAACCCGTGCGTCGTCGAGAGTTCATAGAGCCGATCGTAGAGGCGACTCGGCATCCGCACCCGGACGTCGGCCGCGCGCCGATCGCTGTCGAGCGCGGGGCGCCCACGCTTACGCTTCGCCGCCGTCATCTCGCGCGTCCCGAAAGCCAGGCAACCCGAGGCTGTAATCATCAGAGGCCTCCGTGTCCGGGTCTCCCTCCATCGCAATCAGCCGACTCAGCGCGATCAGCACCGCCACGATTCCGTCGATCCGCTTCGCCGCCTTCCTCGGTTTCACCGGGCGAATCCGGCCGGCGTCATCCCGCTTGACCGCGACGTTCTCCAGGTTCCACCGCAGCAGCCGGTGTCCGCCGTGCAGCACACGCCCCGCCTTGATCAACGCCTCGAAGACGTAGCACGCCTCGGACAGGTGCGTGTAGTTCTGCGGGACTTCAATGACTTGCAGGTCGTGATCGTCACGCAGACGGGCCGCGACCTCCGTCGCAAACGCCGGGTCGAACCCGAACGGCGCCTGCTTCAACAGCGGGAACCGATCGATGATCCCGTCTCGTCCACGGCCGCCGACGAGGTAGCGCACGATCGGTTCGGAGGTCACCATCGCCCCGTCGACGACGTGCAGGAGGCCATCATCCCGCCACTGGTCGTAGGGGACACGGTCCTGTTTCACGCGCTCGCGCAGGGTGTCGGACGGCAGCCAGAACGCCGGCACGATCGCGATCCGGTAGTCGAGCGTGATCGACTTCGTGTCCCGCTCGCCAGCATCGGTCTCGATGACGACCTCGACATCCCGGGCGGACTCTCCCGCCGCGAGCGGCAACCGGAACACCGCGACCGCCGCGGCCAGGTCGATCTTCTGCGCCATGTCGATCCCGACCGCGCCCGGGTGCTGCGCGAGCTCGGCGTCCGGAGGCAGCGGCGCCGCACACGCGTCCCACCAGTCGACGGGAATCCACGCGACCGCCTGGTTCACCCACCGGTTGCCGTGGAACATCAGGAAGTCGTTTCTCTTGCGCGGTTCATTGATCGCCTCGCGGCACTCCTGCGCCAGGCCGTCGAGCTTCACGGTGATGCCGAGCCCGGGTGTCACCTTCGCCCACTCGGCCGGGTCCGTCCAGTCCGCGTCGGGCGCGAACTCGAAGATCACCGGGAGACAGGAGTCGTCCTCGATCGTGGCGCTGAGCACGTTCTTCGCGTACTCGTACTCCTCGTGACAGATGCCCTCATCGTCCACGCCGGCGTGGGTGAGGATGATCATGATCGGCTGGCGCCGCTTGACCATCGACCGCTTCAGCGCCTCGTAGAGCGCGCGGTCGCGCTGCGCGTGGAGCTCGTCGAAGATGACAACGTGCGGGCGGAACCCGTGCTTCGTCTTCGCGTCCGACGAGAGGACCTTGTAGACCGAGTGCGTGTCCTGCCAGTACAGCGAGTCGCGCAGGATCTCGCAGCCCTCCGCGAGGTCCTCCGACTGCTCGACCATGATCTTCGCGTTCTCGTAGACGATGCGCGCCTGGCTCGTGTCGGCGGCCACCGCGTAGACTTCCGCCGCAGCTTCCCCGTCGCACCGCGCCGCATACAGCCCCGTGCCGGCGCCCCAGGGTGACTTGCCGTTCCCCTTCGGGAGGAACCCGAACACCTTCCGGAACCGGCGCAGGCCGTCGCTCGATCGCTTCCAGCCCCAGAGCGGCCGCGTCAGGAGCTTGGCCTGATACTCCATCAGCGCGAAGGGCAGCCCGACGAACTCCCCGATGTGATGCGTGAGCAGCTCCGGGAAGAACGCACAGCCGCGGTCGGCCGTCACGGCGTCGAAGAAGTACCGGCCATCGGGCGACTCCCACCGACTGCGCAGACTCGACCACGTCGCCGGCACGTCAATCGTCACGCCTGGCCACCGCTCGAGCGGCGCCGCGCCGTCACCCCACCACGGCCGAGGCGCTCGGCCCCCGCCTCGAGGCGATCGCCGGCGAGCGGCCGCGGCGGCCGTGCTCATGCGCCGGTCTGCCCCATGAGCCGCGCGAGCTTGTTCACCTTCTGGTCGGCCGGCGGCAGCTTCACGCGGGTCCGCGCGCTCGGCGTCATCCCGAATTCCACCAGGTACTGCCGTATTGCCATGTGTCCCTGGCGCAGCTGCTGCGTCTGCTTCGCGATGATCCGCTGCAGCTCCACGATCCGGCCGATCGCCTCTACCAGGTTGGTGCCGTCCAGCTTGCGCGCTGCCCGCTTGAGGTCGGCCGAGAGCCGCTGCAGCCGCGCCGCGTCCTCCGTGATGGCCTCCGTCTCCGTGTGGAGCTGGACGTACTGGTAGAGCGCCGCATCATCCACAATCGACAGCGTCTTCGACTGCTCCATCCGCGCGACCATCCGCTCCCACTCGGCCTTCGCGACGCCCGTCAACGGCTTCGGCGGCGTCGGTCGACCAGGCGGCGGCTCCGGCACGTCGTGCCCCGCATGCCGCACGCGTTGAAACGTCCCCTGCAGCAGGTGCACCTTCGGCGGCTTCGCGTTCCGGCCCCCTGAGTTTGCGGTCCCTGGCATGATTTCGATCCCCTCTTTGGTATTCGATTCGCCGCATCCGCACGCGAAAAGCCGGGCGGCGGTCCTTCGTTGTGGCGTCTCTAGAGATTCGATCCCCCCCTCGTCCGTCCGGTCCATCCGTCGAACCGTCTGGTCTTTCGAGAATGACACGCGCGACAGAGCGATTGGAGGTTTGTCTCATCAAACATGAGCGATGGATCCCGTCGTCGATGCGGAACGATGTGGTCGACGGCGATGGCCGCGACCAGGCGGCCTGCCGCTCGGCATTGACTGTGCTCGATCGCGGGACCACGCAGACGATCCCCGCACCATGGATGAACCACGAGCCACGCCGCCGCGAACGCGTCCCACTCTGGGGTGTAGCCTCGGCGACGAGCGGACGGCCGCGGCGGTTGCACGATAGGCGGATGCGTCGCACAGGGGAGGACATTCCGGCAGCCAGTGTGAGGACACGGTTTGGTGAACGCCCGCGCCATCCATCACCACTCCTGGAACAGCAGCCCTTGCGGCATGGTTGGCTGCTGCAGCGCCGGCTCGTCGTAGAGCTGCTCTTCCACTTCGACGTGCACACCTGGTGGAAACCCGATCGACGCGTAGACCTTGCGCGCGAGGACCTGGGAGACCTGTCCGTCATCGACCCACACGACGCGGGTGAGTGCATCCTTCACCGCGCGGACCAGCTTGTCGAGGTCCGGCCGCTTCGTGTGCGTGACGACTTTCTTCGGCAGCGACGCTGGCCTAGGGAGCTGGAATACAACGCGCAGGGTAATGGCGCCGCCGAGTTGCCCAGCCTTCGCGACGTGCTGCTGCGCCGTGTAGGCGACGAGCTGCTGCCACTCCTTCAGCCTCGGGTTATCGGACGTGACGATCGGGAACCGCGCACCCTTGGGCATGAAGGCGCGCGAGGATCCCTTCGGCTGGGCGATGCCGATGACGTCGAAGGCGATGAGGCGCCCGTGCTCGGTCATTGGTCGGCGAGGCGACGATTAAGCTTCTCGACCCACTCGGCGTCGGTTTCCGGCTCATCGAGCACGTCGGTGCGTTCCTCGGCGACGTCGACGCCAGCGCAGTCCTGGCCGACGCGGAGGCCCGGATCCCAGAACTCGGCCGGATCCGCCTGCAGCATCATCCCGCAGAGGGTGCAGTACTGCCGCTTCTCGCCTGGTGCCGGGTCGTTGGCGACGTGCATCGCCGCCAGGAGCGCCGGCACCACGACGCCGTTCAGCACGCTGCCGTCGAGGATCGCCGCCTCGCACTTCTTGACGAACTCGGCGAGCTGGTGCCGGTCGGTGTGCTCGAGCGCGTCGAGCTGCTCGCGCGTGACGAGGTAGCGGGCGCGTCGCAGGCGCTCGATGAGGGCGGGCGTGTTGGCCTCGCGGTCGGCCTGGAGCATGGCGTCGCGCGCGGTCTGTTCGGCCGCAGCGTCGAAGGGCAGGCCTGGCTGGTTCGTGCCGTTGGCGAGCTCGATCGAAAGCCGGTGCAGGGCGACGTTGGCCTTGTCGAACGCGGCGCGCGCTTCGGTCAGGCGCTTCTTCGCCCGGGCGAGATCAAGCTCGGTCGCTTCGATCGCGGCGTTGGCGGCGCGCAGCTTGTCGCGGTCGTCATCGCTCAGGCCGCGAACGACGACTGGCTCGGCGCGCTGTTCCTCCTCGAGGATGGCGGCGGCCTGCGTGATCGGGCTTTCCGTGCTTGCCCTGGCAGGGTCTGTCTCGCTGTTTGTAACGCTGTCGGTTACAGCGTTACATTCGGCCTCCTTCGGGTGCCGCACGCGGTGCGAGCGCGGCTTCTGCTTCCCGCGCGTCGCCGGCGCCGGTAGGTTCGGCTGATGGTCGGGGTCAGATCCGTTGGGCTTGTTTTTCTTCGGGCTCGGGCTCATGCGGTCTCCTTCGGCTCGACGAGGCGATACACGACGCGGCCGGTCGCGTGGTCGCGGGACACGATGCGGATGTCGTAGCCGGCCTCGCGACACTCGCTGAGGCGGCCGGTGTATTTCAGGGCGATGGCGGCGAGCTCGTGGTTCGACGCGTCGCCCTGGCGCAGGCGGTCGAGGACCGCGTAGCACTGGCGTCGGAGGCGCGGGCGCTCGGCGACAGGAACCGCCGCGGTGATGGGCATCGGGTCCGGGGCGCCGGGGAACAGGGCGGGTTGCGTCATGGGGGGATCTCCGTCAGGCGGATTGCGGCTTCGACCGCGCGTGCTTGGCCGCGTCGTAGGCCTTCTGGACGACCCGGCTGTTGTAGGTGACCTTCGCCTTCGCGCACGCCCACTTGATCGCCTCGATGGCATCACCATCGGGGATGGCGCGCCCAAGCTGCCCGAGGACGTCGTGCGTGATGCGGAGGATGACGCGGTAGTTTTCTTCGGCCTCAGCGTTGCGCGCCTGATAGGCGGCCTCTTCCGCTGGCGTCCGACCGGCGTCCGTGAATTCCGCGTCAGCGGTGTTCTTGATCTCTTGTTCTTGCCCTTGTGGCTCTTCCGCGGCGCGGTCCTGGCTAGGTACGGTGAGGATGCGCCCGGGCGCTCGGACAGGCGCGCCCGCGGGCCCGGGCGGGCGCGGAGTCCGAGCGGACATCGCTAAATGTCCGGCCGGAGTCCAGCCGGACAAGGCATTTCCATCCGGACTCCGGTTGGACAGAGGGTCTGTCCGAGGCTTGTCCGGCTGGACATTACAGTCCCTGAGTCCGGCCGGACGCTGCGCGGACAGGGGTTGTCCGGCCGGAGTCCGAGCGGACACGTCGGGTGGTACAGGCGCCGGCGGTGGCGCTGACCCGCTCAGAGGTAGGCTGGACGAGGGAGATGGGGCGGGCACGCCCCCGCGGGCGAGCCGCTTGCGCTCGCTGTCGGCCTTGCGCCTGGCCTTCACGTCGGCGGCGCTGTCGTTGTGATCGTGGTAGTCGTGTATTTGATAGCCGCCGGCCACACGCTCCCAGAGGTGGACGCGGACGAGGACCTCGGCGATCGACTCGCCTTGCATCGTCGTGATTTCCTCGTCCGGGATGAAGCCGTCGGTCAGGTACTTGTTCGCGTAGAGCAGGGCGACGGTGTACTGCCCGACGACGCGCTGTAGGCACTCCTCTCCTGGGAGGAGGGCCGCCGCGCGGAGCGTCTTCCGATGGAGCGCGAAGTTGTCGTCGAGCCGAGCCCAGGGCATGAGGGGGTTCCCTACGTCCGCCGAACGCTCTCGTCCATCTCCGCGTAGATCTCGATCCCGGGGATCGTGCACGTGCTCTTCATCGCCCGCACGACGCCGCCGATCTTCACGTCGTCGAGGCGCAGGTACTCGCGCGGGACGAGGGCCTCGTCGACGACGCGCCACTTCCAGACCTGGCGCTGACTGATGCCGGCGACCTTTGGGGTGACGTCTGGCAGCACGACGGCCGGCGGCGGCGCCGCGATCGCGCGCTCGAGGACGCCTTCGGCCCTGGCATGCTGGCCGCGGGATTCGAGCGCGGCGGCCTGGCGTGCGGCGAGCTCCTGGGCACGCTGGCGCTGCTCCTCGGCGAGGCGTTGCTCTTCGAGACGGCGGCGGCGGTCGTCCTCGCTTTTCCAGACGACGCGCTCCCGTTTGACGCGCGTGATCTCGGCCTGCAGCGGTGCGAGGACTTCGCGCTCGCGGTCACAGAGCACCTTCCAGGCGCGATGCGCGGCGTTCTTGAGCGGCAGGAACCAGTCGGTGATGCGCCGCTCGGCCCGCGCGAGCGTGAGCAACTCGCGGCCGGCGAGCTCGTAGGAGGGGGCATCGGTGACGGCGAGGCCTTGGGCGGTGACGAGGGCGACCTGGACGTCGCTCTCGATCGGGCGCGTGTCGATGGTTGCTGTGGCGTTCACTCCCAGCCCTCCTCTCGCTTCAACAGTTCGAGGTCGTCGAGGCGCTGCCGCAGCTCGGTGATGGCGTCATCGATCGCCTCTTCCCTGCTGCCGCCAACGCCGACGGTCAACCCGTCACAGATGCCGCTGTCGGTGTCCAGCCATGCCTCGAATGAACCTGGAACGCTGACGACGTGCAGCACGGTGCATTCACCGTCCGCGTTTTTCGGGATGCGCTCAATCGCGTTCACTCCCACCTCCGCTTCTGCCGGCGCCGGACCTCGGTCACCGTGGTCAGCGCGGCGAGGAAAATCGCCCAATCGTCGGAGTCGTCGTCGTCGTACGGCTCCACGTGGAACATCCCATCCTTCGTCAGGCGCACCGACACGCGCCGGATCGGCTCGTCGGCCAGGTCCGGCGACGTCTCGCGCAGGAGCTCCGCGTAGGCCGCCAGCTGCAGGTCCGCGGCGACATCCTTCGGGTGGCCCGTCTTGTAATCGGCAATCGTCAACACATCGTCGGACCAGCGGCCGAGCAGGTCGAGCGTGCCAGCGACGCGCCAGGTCGGCGAGCAGACGCGGAGCTCGCAGCTGTAGACGGTGAACCCGGAGAGCCTCCGGAAGTCGATGCCGGCCTGGACGTAGCCGCGCAGGTCGTCGCGGACGCTGTCGAGGTTCAGGTCGTCCTCGTTGAGGTAGTGGAGGGCTTCGTGCACGAGGGAGCCGCGCTCGAGCGCCTGGTCGAGGATGCCGGATGGCACGCGGGAGAAGTCGATGTACCCGGCGGCCTTGAGCACGGTGGTGACGGACGGGATGACGACGCCGTCGAGCGCATACGTGTGCGTCGAGGGTTCGAACGTCAGCGACGGGGCCGCGGCGGTCGTCATGTGCACTGCTCCAGCGAGCGCGCGGCGAGCTGCTGGGCGATGGCGGCGTACTTCTCCCAGACTTCCGGGAACGCGGCCTCGAGGCGGGCGCGGTTCTCGTCATCGGCCATCCGCCAGGCTTCAGCCAGGGCCTTCACAAACGACCCGCCGCGGCGGGCCATCGTCGTAATCGTGAGGTGGTCGCTCATCGTTGGTGTCGCTGCTGGTAGCTGCTCAGGCCTTCGCCGCCGTGCCACACGGTCTCGTATTCGACCGGCGGCGGCGGCGCGCTGCGCTCGATGCGCGCGAGCAGCCCGGGATCTGCCGGCGTGTCGTCCACGGCTTCGTCAGGGCGCCTCCTTCGGCGCGCGCGCCAGGGCGATCCGACGGTTCGACGTCGTGCCCGTGGTGACCAGCGCGCTTCCTGACGTGGTAGTTCAGGGCATCGACCTGAACGCCGACCGCCATCGAAAGATCGGCCGGACTCAGCGGACCCTTTTGCAGGGCGCTGTGAATCGCGGCGCCGTACTTCGACTCGTATACCGGCGCGTCGGACGAGGCGCGGGTCTTCGGCGCACGAGGCGCCTTCGTGGCCGCGCGTGACGCCGGCGCCGAGGGGAGGTGGAACGCGTCGCGCATCTGCGCGATCAGCGCCTCGACCTTGGCCAAGCGTGCGGCGAGGTTGCCGCGCTCCTCCTCCATGGCGTCGAGCGCGCGGGCGATGCTGCTCTGACCGGGTGTCATGTGCGCCTGCCTGCCTGCCTGCCTGCCTGCCTGCCTGCCTGCCTGCCTGCCTCACCGCAGCGCCTCGATGAGGGCGACGCGGGCGGCCTTGTATTCCTCGTCCGACAGGTCCCGACATCAGGGCACGTGCGGTGGTGCATGTCGTCGGTCGCCACGATCTCGACCATCCGGCCTGTGCTCGATCGGCGGCGCTCGATGACGTCCGGGTCGACGTTGAACGGGACGGCGCGGCCGTCGGTCGTCTTACGCCAGATGATCGGCGCGCCGCACGTCGGCCCTTTGCAGGTGCCGCGGTCGCGCGGATACATCCAGAGTTCGACGGTGCCGGCGGCCATGGGGGTTACTTCCCGAAGTTCAGGGACGACGCGTCGGGCGTGAGATCGACGTCGTCCTCGTCGCCCGGCTCTCGCTCGCGCGTGGTCACCGGTGCCGGCGCGGCCTCGGCCTTCGGGTCGGGCTTCGCCGCGGCTGGCTTCGGCGCCTCGGCGGCTTCGAGCTTTTCGAGCTTGCGGCCGTAGGGCTCATTGAGCGTCCAGTGCAGACGGACCCATGCCTTCTTCTCGTGGGCCTCCTTCGCGCTGGTGGCCAGGCGCTCGTTGATGGTTTCGTAGACGATGTTGCCGACGGTGACCTCGAACTTCTTGAGCGTGCCGCCTGCCTTCTTCTTGATTTCGCGTTCCTTGTACCCGGTGATGAGGACGGCCTCGGTGATGCCGCTCTTCGGCTTCTCGCCGTCGGCCTGGCCGTTCGCGCTGGCCTTGCTCGTGTCGCCGCTTCCGTTCGTTGACGCCGCGGCCGACGCGCGCTGTGGCTTGCCAGTCTGCCCGTCGACGGCCTGCTCACGCAGGTAGTCGGGCATGTCCTCGAGGTTCTGGTCGAAGAGGTCGGAGCAGGCGAGCACCTGGCGGGTGAGCCCGATCATGGCGCGCTTCTGCGCGACGGCGAGGACGTCGTTCGCCTCGTCGGCCGGCGACGTGCGGATCTGGAGCACGGTGTAGGCGTCCCCGTCGCGCTTCTTCTTCCAGAGCTTCCGGCGCTGGTCGATCGGAGCCTCGTCCCACTCCTGATCGCAGACGGCGGCGCGCCAGCGCTTCTTGTCCTCGTCGCTCGACGCCTCCGCGGTGTACTCGCCGAGCACCTCACCGGTGACCTGGTGCACGGCCCGCTGTCGCACGCGATAGCGCGCGGCGTCCGGCGTCGAGAGGTCCTCTATCTCCGGGATGGCGCCGATCTGGAACGTCATCAGGAGCAGCTCGCCGCCGGGCTTCAGCAGCGTGTCCTTGTCGGAGCCCGGGAACGGGGCGCCGAAGTGGACGCCGCGCTTCATCACGCGTTGCTTGATCTCCTGGATGCGCGTCACGCGGGCGAGCACGACCTCCGTGCTCTGCGCGCCGCGGTCGAGGGTCTGTGTCTGGCTGCGCGCGAGATCGGCGACAGCGGTCATACCTGCCATGCGGGGACCTGCCTTCCGTGAATGGGTGAGTGCGTGATTACCTGGATTCGATGCGGACGTCGTCGACGCAGAGGCCGCGGTCGTCGAGGTGCGCGAGGAACTTCCGCCGGCGCTCGGCGATCACCTGGTCGACGCCGATCGTCGGATCTCGTGGTGGAACCCTGGCGTCTCGCGCTGGCAGTGGATGCACCTCAGCCGACCGTGGTCCCGTCCGAAGAGCCTCGCGTACTCGTGTCTCCCGACGAGACACTGCATCCATCTCGGCACGAACTGCGCGACGACGGAGGCGACGGCGGATCTCATGGGTCAGCTCCTTGGCGCCGACGAGCAGCGCGTAGGCGACGGCGATCGCGACGGCGAGGACAACGTAGTCGTAGGTGCCGAGGTTCATGACGCACGCTCCGTGACGATCTCGATGGCCTGCCGATGGGACGTGCGGCGCTTGACCGAGCGCGCGATGCCGTGGCACTCCGGGTCATGGCCGCACGCGGTGCAGTGACAGCGGCCGGTGCTCTTCGGCTGGACGTAGGTCCGGCACACCGGCGGGATCGGCTTCGACGTTGGCCAGGTGTCCGCCTGGCACTGGCAGCGCGCGGGGCGACGGTCGGCTGACATCAGGCGCCCTCCTCCAACATCACGGGCCGTGGCCACAGCGGGCGGATCTCGTCGGGCGTGCCCCGCCTAGCGCCCTCGCGCTCGGCGGCGAAGACTTCGTGGCACCGCAGCAGCGCGTGCGCGCGATCCCCGGTCAGGTGCACGCGCCGCGCACCGACGCCGATGCGCCCCGCCATCCGGAGCAGCTCGAGGTAGCCCTCGCGGCCCGGCAGCGTGCTGTAGATGGCCGAGTCGTCGAAGTGGTCGCCCCGCGTGCTGATGCGCTTCGGCGGCGCGTAGTCGATCAGGAGCGCCATCACCGGATCCTCCTGGAGACCCAGGCGATCGGCGCGAGCACCAGCAGCGCGAGCATGATGCCGAGCGCGAACAGCAGCAGCACCGGCGCGTAGAGGACAGGGAGTTGCTCGTGCGTCGTCATGCGCGTCGCCTCGCGGGAAGACTCGGCGCGTCCAGCGTGGCCTTCGCCGTGCGGTCGGCGCGAACCGGGAGCAGGTCGGCCGACCGTTCATCAACGGCGAGCAGAGAACAGGCGGCGGTCAACGCGCCGATGGCCGCCGCCCTGGCCCCAACGAGCAGGCCCAACTCCGTACACCAGGCCCGCGCGAGCTCCACCTGGACGTGCGCTGGGAGCTGCGCGATACGTTCATTGCTCAGCGGCTTTTCGCCGGAGAGCACCCTCGAGGCGTACGCCGCATCGCAGCCCCACCAGTGCGCGAGCTCCTTGACCTGGACGGCCAGACGCTGCAGCACGATGGCCAGCAGTTCGCTGAGGTCATGTCGATTGACCTCGGGAGGTGCCGGCGAGTCATGCACGATGACTGGACGGGTCAGCATCACGCGCCTACCTTCGAAGCATGGAACGCGACCGAGCACTGGCAGAACGTGACCGTCTTCAGACAGGACGCGACCGGCATCGCATCTGGCGCCTGGTCGCGCGACACGATCTGCAGCGCCACGGTGTTGCGCACGCGGATCGGCCAGGGCGTCGGCGACGTCAGGCACCGCCCGCCTTCGCTGTCGCGCACTGCAAGCGCCAGGGCGTCCATCTATTCGCCTCCCTCGGTCGGCATGGTCTCGACGGCACGGCCGACGCGCGCCATCCGCAGCTCGTGGACGACGATCGCGGCAAGGCACTCGGCGAGCTCTGGATGCTCGTCCATGAAGTCGGCCGCGAGGCGCAGACGGTCGGCGTGGTTCAGGTTGGCGATGCGCGCCTGGAGATCGCCGAGGTTGATCGGGGCAGGCATCTACGCCCTCCTCCGATGTGCGCCGAAGAACGAGCGCGACGCCGCCGGCTGGCCCCACTGACCGGACAGCCACGCGAGCACGTCACTGGCGCGGTAGTGCGGCCGGGCCCGGTTGGAGATGCGTGTCGGGAACTTCCCGAGGTGTTCCATCCGCGTGATGGAGTAGCGGTGCAGGCCGGCGACGGTGGCGACGTAGGTGAGGGAGACGGCGAAGTCCCCGAGGACGCGGAGCTCCGCGAGCTGCGCCGTCACGCGCACGTCACCGGCGCTTGACGCGCCAACAGGAGATCCAGCCGTCCTCACGATCGGCGTCTCCTCGTCGGTCGGCCGAGCGCCGGTGACGTCCGAGCGGCGGGCCATTACGCGCTCGCTCGCTGCGGCTCGGTGGCCGGGAACAAGTCCTCGATCGCGCACCCAACGTATTCAGCGAGGCGGCGCCCAGTGTCGAGCTTCACGTCGCCGTGCTTGCCATTGACGATCTGACTCATCGTCGATGGGTGAATGCCGGTCTCCCCTGACGCTTCGAGCTGCGTCACCCCAAGGAGGTCCAGCGCTACGCGGACACGGTTCGGGAAGGCCATTGCCGGCACAGCCCTCAGATGCCTGACTTGCTCGCCCGTTAGCTTCCTTTGCACGCCCTAAACATAGTGTTCACAAATACATTTGTCAACACTAATGTTAGTGCTTGCTCTAAGTTGTTGCCATGAATCGACTTAGTGCTTGCAAGACTTCACGGTCGCCGGTAGCGTTGCTATCGCTAAACATGGCGACATTCGGCGAGAATCTCAGGCGCGTACGTGAGGACCGAGGGCTCTCTCAGAAGGAACTCGCAGAGAGAATGGGGGTCGGCCAGGGTCAATTGTCGAACTGGGAATCCGATCGCTTTGGTCTTCCAGAGACTGGCACCGTGCTGCGCGCGGCGAAGGCGCTCCCTTGCTCCGTCGAGGACCTGTTGAGCGGCATCGATCCCGAGTACGACCTACATGGAACCCACACCGCCGGAGTAATCGGCCACGGGAGCGAAGCCGAGCCCGATTTCACAGACGTGTCGACCGGCTACAAGCGCGACGACATCCCGATGATCGCGGAGGGCGACGCGTCGCCGCAACCTGGTCTCTTCTGGGAGGATGACGGCACGCTCAAATCGGACATCGAGGATCGGATCTCGCGCCCGCACGACGTCACCGACCCGCGCGCGTACGGCGTGAAGGTCCGCGGCGATTCGATGGCGCCGATCTATCGGCCTGGCATGAGGCTCGTCGTCTCACCGAACACGCCGGCGCGTGACGGAGACGAGGTCTACGTGATGCTGCTCAATGGGGAGCGGCTGCTGAAGATCGCTCGGAAGGTGCCGGGAGGCTGGATGCTCGAATCCGCGAACCCGGCGTATGAATCGCGGTTCGTGAAGAAATCAGAGATCGGCGCGATGCACCCGATCATCTGGTCTCGGCGGCACCGATGATACGCGAGGAACAGAAAGGACCGCAGCATGGCCATCTCGTCGCGCGTCTCTGAACGGCTGACGGCAGGACTGAAGCGGTACCAACCCGTGCTCGCCTCAGCGAAGTCGAGGGACGTCAATGAATCCGACACATCCATGATCGCGACCGACGTGCTCGCCGAGGTCTTCGGCTACGAGAAGTACAGCGAGATCACGCGAGAGCTCTGTATCCGCGGCACCTACTGTGACCTGGCCACGCGGATCGACGGCAAGTTTCAGATGCTGATCGAGGTCAAGGCTATTGGGCTCGATCTGAAGGACTCGCACATGAAGCAGGCGGTCGACTACGCCGCCAATCAGGGCATCGAGTGGGTCGGCCTCACCAACGGCCACGTGTGGAAGGTGTTCAAGGTCATCTTCGCGAAACCGATCGACGCCGAGCTAGTGCTGGACGTCGACCTGTTGACCCTAAACCCGAAGAGCGGCGACGACATCGAGCGCGTGTACCACCTGACCCGCGAGAGCATGGTGAAGTCTGGGCTCTACGCGTACCACGACCAGAAGCAGGCGACGAGCAAGTTCTATTTGGCGGCCGTCATCCTCTCCGATCCCGTCCTCGAGAGCGTGCGGCGCGAGCTACGGCGGCTCTCACCCGACGCGAAACTCGATGTCGACACCATCCGCGAGGCGATCAAGCAGGAGGTCCTCAAGCGCGACGTTATCGAAGGCGAGAAGGCAGACGGCGCGCGGCGGCGCGTCAGTAAGGCGGCCGGGAAGTCCCTTCGGGCGAAACGAGACAAGGAAGATAGCGGGAGCGCGTCCGACGACGTCGTCGATGCCAACGAACGCCAAGGCGACGAATAAAGGACCATCAAACCATGACCCGCCTGGCCATCACCGCATTCGTGTTGCTCTGCGCCGTTGACGCCTTCGCCCAGAAGACGGAGCCGATCCGCCTCTACCTGTTCACCGCGCCCAGCCAGTTCGTGGACGAGGCGTACAAGAACCGCCGCGACACCTTGGCCGATCTGCGCCGTCATCTGACCGGCAAGAAAGAGGTCCAACTGGTCGAGGCTCGCGGCGATGCCGACGCGACGGTGGAGGTGTTGGAACGCGCCCGAGAGGACGCCGACCGAGATACCTACGAGCGCAACGTCAACGCCCGCATGCGAGTCGTCCTGTCTATTCAGGCAGGCGCGTATTCTACCGAGCTCAAGGGCGACGGTAAGCCCAGCATGACGGAGCGCCGAAGTGCCGCGAAGGACGCCGGCAACAAGGTGCTCGAGTGGGTGAGGGAGAACCGCGATCGGCTGATCGCGGCGCGCACGAAGTGAGCCCGTGGCCCTCCCGCCTGGCTCGACCAAACTCGCGACCGGCATCTGGCGCCTCCCGCGGCAGGGTGGCTTCGTCGTTCGCGCCTCGGTCTACGGTGTTCCCTCCACCGAAACACGCTTCGACGCCGACGCCACCCTCACCGCGCTGAAGCGGTTTCGCACCGAGGAGACGATCCGGCTGCGCGCCCGCGCCGGCACAAGTCCCGGCCGCGGCACCTTCGACGCAGACGTCGTGCACTACCTCGCGAGCATCACGCACCTGGCCTCCCACAGCAGCCAGAGCGCGGAGCTCCACGCCTGGGGCGCCCGGTTCGGCGCGCGCCGCCGGCACCAGCTCGCGGCCGCCGACGTGCGCGCCGCGGTCACGGCGTGGCATGCCGCGAAGGTCGCGCCGAAGACGATCGCCAACCGGCTGCACACGCTGCGGCGGCTCTATCGCGTGCTCGACGGGCCGGACGTGCGGACGCCGGCCGACGGCGTGCGCGGTCCCCAGATTCATCAGGTGCCGCCCGTGCGGATTCCCGACGCGACCATCCGTGCTGTTGTACGCGTGCTCGAGCAGCGGGAGGGGCCAACGATGCGGCTCGGCCAGAAGAACCGGGCGCGGTTTCTCGTCGAGGCGACGACAGGGCGCCGGCCGTCGGAGATCATGCGCGCCCAGCCCGACGACGTGGACTTGGTGCACCGCGTCTGGCGGCCGCGGGACGGCAAGGGCGGCTGGAGTCCAGGCATTGCCCTGAACGACGAGATGCTGCTGGCGTGGCAGCTGTTCATTTCCGCGGACGCGTGGGGCGCATACAGGACAGGGAGCCTCGCGCGGCTGTTGCGGCGCTGCGGCTGGCCGGCCGGTGTTCGCGTCTACCACCTGCGGCACACAATCGGCATTACGCTGACCGAGCTGGGCGTCGACTTGAGGGACGTCGCCGAGCACCTGGGGCACAAGCGGCTGGAGACGACGAGGAAGATTTACGCCCCCGTGCAGGCTGGGCGGCAGGCGCGGGTGAGTGCCTTACTGGACGGCCGATTCAGAGCAAGCCCTCAGAGCAACAACGACAAGCCGCCTGATTCCTGATGGATGCGGCGACGCGTGCTGGGTTCGACTCCCAGGCGCTTCCGCCACTTTCCCCTTACAGAATCAGGCCGAAACCGCAGGAATGCCCCAGATCGACGGGGCAACCTGTCGCACGAATCTACACACGTTTCTACTGATTCACACCGAGCGGCACCGCCGATTCGGGGCAAGGGTCGGGGCAAGTGGCGAGGAACCCATGAGCATCAATCTCACCGAGCTGAAGGCAAAGATCGACCGGCTGAGTCCCGCGCAGCGGCTGCGCCTGGCGGCCGACATCCTCGAGGCGCGCCAGGGCGACGAGCTCGCCGAGTGCATCGCGTCGATCGTCGTGCACGAATTGCAGGTGGGGCGGCAGGTCCCGCAGACGTCTACACTTCACCGAGCAATCGGAGGGTGAGGCCGAACCGCACGGCGGTCGGGTGCCCCGCCGGCTCCCAGCGGCCAGCCTCACCCGGCGAACGTCACGGCACGATCTCGATGACGTGTGGCGTTGGGCAGGGGACCGTCGTGCGCAGCGTGGACGCGTAGGTGACGTGCCAGACCGCCTTATACGTGCCGGCTGTGTCGGTGTCGGTCGCGCCCCAGTCGTAGCGCACCGTCCGCGCCGACGCGTCCAGGATGACCGCGGCCGCGGCGTTAATCTTGACCACACCATCGACGGCGTGCCGCATGGTGAACGTGACCGTGCAGCCGGACAGACTCCCCACCTCTGAGTCGAGCGTCGCGGCCAGGGACGGGGAGCGATCGCCGCGCGCGAGAAAGAAGTCAGCCATTTAGGTAATCTCCGCGTCTCGTGAAGCCGGGGTCGTGATGGTCGCGCCCCGGGCACTGGTGGTGATGGTCGCCCCGCGCGTGCCGGTGGTCGCGAGCGTCACCCTGCGCGTGCCGGCCGTGATCGTGGCACCGCGTGCATACGCGGGTGGCGTGGCGACGAAGACCCAGATCATGCCGTAGCTCACCGGCGTCTGGCCGCTCAGTGACAGACTCGCGGTGCCGGGCGTGAGGACGAGGCTGCCGGCTTCGATCGCCGTGGCCGTCGTCTGCCCGGCCAGGGTCAACGCGGCGGCGTCCGGCGTCGCCACAAGGAACAGCTGCGCCGTCGGTGTCTCACCCGTGACCGTGAGCGCCGCCGCGGCTGGCGTCAGGACCGTGCCGATGGAGAGGGTCGGCGCCTCACCCGTGAGCGTCAACGTGCCCGTGGCGGGTGAGCGGCCGATGTCGAACACCAGCGCTGGAGCTGCACCCGTCAGGGTCAGCGCCACCGTCGCCGGCGCGGCGACGAGGTCGTAGCGCAGCGAGGGCGTGCTGCCGGTCAGCGTCAGGCTCACCGTGGCCGGTGCGAGCACGGTCCCGATGGACGCGATCGGCGTCTCGCCGGTCAGGGCAAGGGCGGCAGCGGCCGGCGTGCGCCCGATGTCCGTGGACAGATTCGGCGTGGTTCCTGACAGCGCCAGCGCGCCAGTTCCCGGTGCCGCGACCAGGTCGTAGCGCAGACTCGGCGCCAAGCCTGTCAGCGCGAGCGCCGCCGTGTCCGGCGTGACGAGCGCGCCGGTGAACACACCGGGCGTGCTGCCCGTCAGCGTCAGGGCGACCGCGGCAGGCGTCGCGACGAGGTCGAACCGCAGGCTGGGCGTCTGGCCGGTGAGCGCCAGCGCGGCAGTGTCCGGTGTGGCGAGCGCACCCGCGGACAGCGTCGGCGCCGCCCCGGTGAGCGTCAGCGCGCCACCATCCACCGGCAGCGCGAACGCCAGCGAGGGCGCCGCGCCGGTCAGCGCGAGCTGGCCCGCGGCCGGCGGCGCGAGATAGGCCGTCTGCAGGGTCGGCGTCGTCCCGGTCAGCGTCAGCGCCACGCTCGCCGGGCTCAGCCCGAAGTCGAGCACGGGCACGGACCCGGTCAGCGTCAGCGCGACGACATCAGGCGCCCGCGTGATCGCCGTGGACGCAATGTCCAGCGTCGGTGTCGTGCCGGTCAGCGTCAACGCGACCGCAGCCGGAGAGAGCGTGAAGTCGAGACTCGGCGTCGTCCCGGTCAGGACGAGCGCGCCCACTCCTGGCGCGGCGCGGATCTCCAGAAAGACCGATGGCGTCGTGCCGGTCAGCGTCACCGCGCCAGATGCCGGGAACAGCGGCACGTCGATGGCGAGCGTCGGCGCGGCACCCGTCAGGGTGAGGACGCCCACGGGCACACTGACCGCCGTGGCCAGCGTCGGCGTCTGACCTGTGAGGGCCAACGCCCCCGACGCCGGGAACATCGGCGCATCGATGGCGAGGGTCGGCGTCTGGCCCGTCAAGGTCAGCGCACCGACCGGCACGCCGACATCGGTCTGGAGCGTGACGGACTGGCCGCCGAGCGTGAGCTGTCCCGTCGCCGGATTGATCGCGAAGCCCAGCGTCGGCGCCTGACCAGTCAGCACGAGTGCAGCTGCAGCCGGGTCGAGCGTTTGCCCGACGAGCGCATTCGGCGCCACGCCGGTCAGAGCCAACGCGCCAGCGCCTACCGCGAACGCCAATCCCAGCGACGGCGCGACTCCGGCCAGCGTCAGGCCACCGGCACCAGGCGCCATCGTGACGGCATCCGTCGAGGCGAACTCGGCCTCGATCATGATCGCGTCGAGGCACTGGTCTGGCGCCGCATCGGCCGAATAGAAGCGATAGCGGAGATCGGTGAAGTCGCCGTTGCCGCCCCCGCCGATGGCCCACGCGCCAGCCGGCCCAGAGGCGTAGTGCTTGCGCGCGTACCGGTACGTCACGACCCCGGCCGCCCCAACGGTTTCGAACACGGTATTGACCGTGCCGTTGTCGTTGAGCGCGACTTTCATGCTGCCGGTCTGCGTCGCGATCTGGTGGTGCGCCAGGACGACTTCGACACCGCGAGGCGCCACCGTCGGCGTACTGATGCCGCTCGCGGGACCGAAGAGACATTCCACGTAATCGGTCGCATTGACTGGGGCGACGGCGCGCTGGTTGTCGGTTTCGCTGACCGCGCCACTCGGCAACGGCACGTCGTCCACCAACTGGAACGCGGTCGTGGTCGCGTTGAGGATGTCGGTGCCGGTATTCCCGCGCTGGAAGTCGCCCGTGCCCGCAATGTTGTGCGTGCCGTCCGAGGTCGCCACGAAGTGGTTGACGTAGCCCGATCCGAAGGGATAGTCGGCGGCGGTGTTGCTCAGAATCCAGTCGTCGAAGAACACGTCAGCCGTCACGCTGGAGGTGATGACGCCGATGGCCACCTGTGACTGCCCAGAGCCCAACCCTGTCGCCGTGGCTTGCCCGACGGCCGTCCCGTCGATCTTCGCGTCGGCCGTGTCACTGCCGCTCGTGTTGATGAAGAAGTCGAAATCGACCCGGTACCAGACGCCCGTCGTCACCGAGACGCCAGACGCCCCGAACGTCGTCCCGACGGCGGCGTACAGCTTGGAGTCGGATTGCTTGAACCGAACTTGCGGGCCGGTCTCTTGCGAACAGTCGATGAGATCGCAATCGGCGCTCGGGAGCGTCGCAAAGCGGACATAGACACGGCCGACCCAGCGTGTGGCGGACGTCAGGGCCGGCGTGGTCCGCGCGACCGTGGAACCAGAGGCATTGCAGCGCAGAGCCCTGGTCCCGCTCCGCACCGTCGTCGTGCTGAAGGTCGGCTGGGCGTTGAGGAACGAGCCGTGCGAATCATCCGCACCGCACTCGAACCCGCACACGAAAACAGGGGTAGCCATCTGGTCAGATCACGACAGGAGCCGTCACCGGACGCTAGAGACCGGCGGCCGAGAACGCGACCGTGTCCAGTGTGGTGTCGCCGTCGCTCGGCGGGTGATCGAAGTAGAACAGCCGCGCGGTGCAGTCCGCTGCAACCTGCGCATCGGCTGGCGGCGTATCGTTCAGCCAGTCCGAACTGCCGCCCCCTAGCACGATCCCGTCCTCGCCGTTGTGCGCGGGGTCATCCGCCGCGAACGCTGCGAACGCCTCGCCATACACCACGACGCCGTCCTGCTTCGCCTCGACGTAGATCCGTGCGCGCTGCTTCCCGTGCAGGCCTGACACCGCGCACGCAAACTGAATCGGCTGCCCGAGCTGCGGCGCCGCCGTCGCGAGACTGATCGTTCCGGATGCTGCTGGCATGTGTCCCTTCCTTTCCTTCGTCATCTGAGATTCCCGGCGCTGAGCGACCCGACCGGCACCCCAATCGCCACAGGGCCGCGTTCCGTGACCGGCGGCAACGACGCAGGCGGCTCACCCACCCGCACCATCGGCGCCGGTCCCCACGCAAACGTCACCGGCACGCCCGCCTGAATCCGCAACGGCTCGGGCAATGGCGTGCGCACTTCGACATGCACATCCGGCCAATGCACCGACACCGTCACCGCCTCTCCCGTCGCCTCGCCCCAGCCGACGAACGGCTGAGTGGCCCACAGCGCGCCGTCGCCGCGCGCCTCGGCGATGATCGGCGCCCACGCGAGCAAGGTGCCGTCCGCCGCGAGCAGGCGGCCGACGAGCTTCACGCGCATCTGTCTACGCGAGCGTGATCGCGCCGGTGGCCGCGATCTGGATGGTCAGCGTGTTGCCAGTGCCGAGCGTGAACTGACTCGTCGTCAGCGTGGACCGGCACAGCAACCGCCGCCCGCCCGCGCTCGCCCCGCTCAGCCAGACCACCGCGTACTTGATGTTCGGGATGGTGCCGGCAGACGCCGTCCAGACCACGTCATCGAAGTCGAACTTGAACTGACCCGCGCTCGCGCCCGTGACGAACACTTCGTTCGTCAGCGCCTTGCCCGATGAGGAATAGCCGTTGCCCTCGGCGACTTCCCCGCTGATGGACGAGATCGTGCTGAGCGCCGCGCCGGTCGCGTTCGCGGCCGACGTGTAGAGCGACATCCGGAACACGGTGCTCGACAGATTGAGCTCCGCCCGCCCGATGTGCCGCTTTGCCCGGTTGTAGACGACCCATGCTGCTGCAGCCATTGGTTCAGACTCCTTCGGTGACGACGTGAACGGACGCGGCCTGGTCGTCACCCATGACCACGTCGGCCGCCGATTGCAAAATGAACGCGAGTAACCCGTCGCCGTGAATGTTCAAGAGAAAGTGATCGCCCTGGAACCGCAGCAACTGCAGCAGATCCTCAGCCTGCTTCACATGCGCGGGCGAACAGACAAACGTGCGCGCCAACTCCGGATGATTCGTCGGATGCACGGAGAACGGAAACTGCTGATCGGTCGCGTTCTCCGGCTGGTCGAAGGCGTGATGCGCGCCGTGCATCCAGCAACTGTCGACGCCGAACAGATCGAATCGCAGATACCCGAGGGACCGCAGCAACGACAGGCCCCGCATGACCACCGTCGTGCCGCCCGCGATCCCGTGCCACCGCTTCAGGTAATACGCATCGAGGATGGCCTGCTCGGCGCAGTCCTCGTCGTCCTTCTCCGACCCGCTGATCGCATGCCAGATGTAGACGTGCTCGCGCCCTTCGACCGCGTCCCAGATCGACGGATGACACTGGCTGGCGAGGAAGTAGTGGCAGGACGGCAGCGGCGGATCCACGAACCGCGCATTACACGCCCGCGCGTCCATGACGATCTGGGCCGTCGGCTTCAGGTTGTGCTCGATGCACCACCGATAGCCGCCGTTCACCGTGACGAGCTTCGCGCCCTGCCACAACAGATCCCGCAGCTCGGGCAACGTGGACGCCAGCGACGGCCCGCCGCCGACGAGACAGACGCGCCCTGGTTGCGGGCGCTGCCGGCCGACCTGCGGATGGCCGCGCCGGATCGCGCTAGCGATGTTTGCGTGCAGCGCCTCGGGCGGGGTATTGACCCGCCCGGTGAGGTGGACGCCGTCGATCACCCGAAAGGCGCCTTCCGCTGGGAGAATGTCTGCCGTCTGGTTCATCGTCGCGTCACCCAATAGAGGCCGGTGGTCTGCAAGTCGCGACACTCGCGCACGTCCCCGAGCTCGCGCAACTGATCCCGCCAGGTCGTGAAACTTTGGACGGTCTGGTGCAGCGACTTGCCGAGCCAGACGCCGAAGCTGTCCGGCACCAGCGAGATCGAGAAGAACGCGCCGCGCCGCGCCGCACGCATCAGGTTGGCCGCCACCAGCATCGTGAACGCCGTCGGCAGGTGCTCCATGACGTCACAGCAGTAGACGTACTCAAACCCGAGCCGCCACGGCGGGATCGGATGCCACAGCGAGCCGGAGAGGAACGGCAACCGCCGCGCCTCCGGCACGAGGCCGGCGTCGGTCAGGTCGAACAGCGTCACGTCGAAGCCGCGGGCCGCCAGCGCCAGGCCGCCCTTGCCGGTGCCGCAGCCGGCGTCGAGCACCGCGCCGTACTTCGCGCCGCTCATCTCGAGGAAGGCTGGCGCGAACTCTTCACCCGGCGAGTAATCCGCGTACGCGGTCAGGCTACGGAAGACATCCGTGTACGTGTCACGCTCGGCTGCTGCGATGGTCTGTGTCCTCATCTCGTCTCAATCCTCGCGCCCTGGCACATAGCCCCCAACATCCTGATAGCCCGAGCCGCACGGGCCGAGCGCTGGTGCCACTCACCAACTGCCGGTCACGGTGGCGCTGATGCTGTGCCCGTCGGCCGCGCTGCCGGTGTACACGAACGTCGTCGACCAGGTCTTGTTGATCCTCTGCCCGATCATGACGACGGCGACGGGCTTCCCCTGCCGGATGTCGACGCCGGCGATTAGGACGCCTTTCTTCCCGGGCGGCACCTTGTCCATCACCGCCGCGGTCGCCGCGATGATGGAATCGGAGAGCATGCGGCGCTCTCCCGCCATCGCCTGAAAGCGGGTCGCCTGGAGTTCGCCGCTCACAATCGCTCCCGAGGCGACTTGAGGTATTGCCCGGACACAAACGCCGCGATGACCGTCGCGATGTGCGCGAGCACCTTGCCAACGAACCCGGGCACCTTCGCCTGTGCCCAGTCTGGAAGGGCCGCGATCTCCTGCCCGATGAGTCCTAGCAGCGCGCCCACCGCCATGATCGCGGTCATCGCCCCGATCATCACGTGGGCCTTCTCCGTCTCGGCCTTGGCCTCGGTGACTTCGGCCTTGGCTTCGGTTAGTTCCGCTTGTGTCGTCATGCGTTACCCCCTCGGTTCTGTCGCCGCGGCGCCGTCCTCTGTCGCTTCGCTTCCAACGCGGAGATGCGGGCTTCCAACTCTGCGACGACGGCCACGAGCGCCCGATACCGCTTGGCCGCTGCCCGCACGTTCCGCAGCGTGGCGTCGGCCTGGTTCCGTTTCTTGACGGCCATGCTTACCTCCACTCCCCGCGCACGAGATAGACCGGTTGCGCGTCGGTGAGCCGCATCGACTGCCCGGACGACAGGTCGCGCCGCTCCACGAGATCGCCGGTCAGGATGTTGAACGCTTCGACGGTCATGGCGGCCTTCGCTACCTCGTCCACATGGCTGTGAATCCCGAGCGGGAAGGCAAAGAACCGCCGGCCATCCGTGGACGAGTACTGCCGCACGACGCCCGCACCGCCACCGCCGAGAGCCGGCGGGTCCACCCAGTTGGGCACGTTCTGGAACGGCCCTCCCGCTGCCCCGTCCTGCTGTGGCGTCCAGTTCGGGAAGTCGGCCGGGAGTAACCCGCGCACGGCCTTGAGTCCTGACGTGATGGCGTCGATGTTCTTCACGTCGGACCAGTCGCGGTCGCAGCGCGTGCCGGCGGTTCTATCGTGGAGCGTGTAGCCCCAATGGCCGGACAGCCACGAGACGACGGCCTGGCTGACCTGCCGATGCGGGTCTGAGTCGGTCGGATTCGAGCCTCCCGGCACGTCGATGCCGATCGGTTCGTTGTTCAGGCAGGCATCCGGCACGCCGCTGTAGTTGGTGTATTGCCACGGCTGCCGAACAGGACGCCAGCCTTCCTCTCCCATCTGCCTGTCGTAGTGGTTCGTGGAGTAGGTAGCCGCCGAGCCTTCGTAGAGCGCCCGCGCCGACGCCATCTGCTGTTCTTCGTTCTCCCCGAAGGGGCAGGACGTGGCGATGGGCACGCCGGGGCACAGGTCCGCAAACATCCGTGCGAGTTCGCGCAGTTGTTGCACGCCCTCTGCACCGGGAAATCCGTTCTGCCAGCTTTCGTTCGCGCCTTCGACCGCGATCACGGCTTCGCGATGCAACTGACAGGCACGCGCCACGACGGACACGACGCGGCGTTTCGTCGTCATCTCCGGGGCCATCACTTGCGCATCCCCGAAGCACGTCCACTGCACACGGAGTCCGCACGCGAGCGCGAGCGCCGTCGTCCCGAGGATCACGTCCTCGTAGTCCGGCCACGCCGGATCGACTTCGCGTCCCTGCCAATACGGCTGCGCGCCGACGCAGGCCAGCGCGCGGATGTAGTCCACGCCGGCCGACGCGAGGAAGCGGAGGATGCGCTCCAGACGCGCCCGGTCGCTGCGGTAGAGCGAGGCGGCGGCGAAGAGTGACGCGCCCACTGCGAGGAACGGCCCGCGGTCGTCCCTCATCACATGACCGTCGAGTCGGGCGATGCCCGACGGCCCTACGAAGGGTCCGGCGGATCTACCGGATTGCCGAGTTCGGCCTGGCACTCTCGGACGTGCTTGTCCTCGGACTTCTTGTAGGCCATCCCCGCACAGTGGTCGTACATGACGCGGCTCTGCCACTTGAAAGCGCCCCAGTCGAGCGGCTTCCCGGCCTTCACGTACTCGCCCTCGAATCGCTTCAGCGTGTCGTTCTGCGTCGTGTTCTCGTCTGGATACGGTGGTATCGGCATGGGTTCCTCTGCTGCTGTCACGGTGACTGGTCTTGGGCCGGTTTCGTCGGTGCCGCCGGGGCCTTCGACGCGGGCGCGCAGTTCGTAGACGCCGGTCTCGACGAAGCCCCACGTCACCATCTCGGTAGCTTCTGGGACGTCGATAACGAACGGAGCCTTGCCCGTCGCTGAAAAGGTCAGGCGGGTGGCAGGCCCGCCACTGCGAGCGGCCGTCACATTCACGGTGAGGGGTGCCACGCCCTCGCGCGGCTGGTAGTCGGCGATCGTGACGCGCGGCGGCGCGGGCGGTTCAGGCGGCTCGGCCACGTCAGGCGTGAGCGGCGGCACGTCCACGACCCGGATGCCGGCGGTGCCGGTGGCGATGACGGTCCAGCGGCCTGGGCTGACTTCGACCGAGCGCGGTCGGTAGGCATAGCCGTCGAAGATGCGGTAGGGCTTCGCGGTGTTGCCGTCGGTGTAGCCGAGCGCGCGAGCGGGCGCGTCGTTGCCCTGGCCCGTCACGAGACGTCCCGACTGCCACGGCCTGGACAGGTTGGGGAACTCGGGCCAGATGTTGTCGGCGTCGATGAGGATGACTTCGCCGGCCGACGTGATCCGGCTCACGCCCTGCGTGGTGTCCGTCACCGTCCACGACTGCCCGATCTCGCCGCCGGCGCGGTCGTAGTCGCGCGTGACCAGGCGAAGCGCCCGGAAGATGCGCGCCACGTAGGCGGTCCTCCAGAACGAGGCCGACGCGATCCACGCCACCGCGATCATCTCGACGCCGAACGGCTCCTCGGCCTCGGGCCGGATGTCATCACGCACGCCGATGAGCGAGACGCACAGAGCGGCGCCGCGCTGGTAGGTGACGGCGATCTGGCCGAACGGGTTGACGGCGATGCGCGGGTAGAGCGCGAGCTTCTGGCCGCCGACGAACGCGCCGGGGAGGAACGCGATGACTTCCTGCCCACGCGCGCCGCGGTACACCAGCACGGCATCCCGCTGGGCGACTTCGGCGCAGAGGTAGACCTGGCCGTCCGGGCCAAGCGCGAGGTCCGCGTATTCGCCGGTGCCTGGAATGGTGGTCTCAGTCATCGACCTTCTCGAAGAACAGGTGGCCCGCCAGTTCACCGGCCGGCGCCTTCTGCTTGGCCCACGCCGGCGGCTTCGTGTCGTAGAGCGCCCGCGTCAGGTAGTGCGTGGCGTTCGACGCCACGATCAGCGCGTCCGCGATCTCGGCGCACTCTCTCAGGCCGACGTCCTGCTTCCAGACCGTCGGGTCGCCGGTGACGATCCGCTCAGCGGCGGCGATCAGGCGCTCGTGGTTGGACAGCCCGCCTTCCGGCTTCCAGCACGAGAAGGCCCACGGCTTCAGGCAGACGCCGCGGTACCCGGTGCCGTACCGCCCATCGCGCACGCGGGCCGACATCACCAGCGCGACACTGACGCGGCCGGCCGTGGTCGGCTTCGCCTCGCGCCAGAGCGTGAGCGCCACCACGTCGCGGTCGGAGAGCTTCGCGATGATCTCGGCCTTCGTCATGACGCTCGCCGCTCCTGCTCGCGCACGAGCGTCCACTCGCTCGCCACCGGCCCGCGCCGCATCTCCACACACCGCACGACGCCTCGCGCCTCCAACTGCTTCAGCAGCCGCACCACGTTGTTCGGGTTCGCCCGCAGCCGTCCCGCCAGGGCGATCGTGTCCATGTCCCCAGACCGCAGCGCTGAGAGCACGCGCGGCGCTAACTGGTCGGCCGCCCGGTCCGCTCTCATGGTGTGCCGCCCTTCCAGCCGAACGCCTGCGCCACCTGCATCAGGAGCCACAGCGCCGCGCCGAAGCCACCCGCCAATAACGCCCCCCACTTCGCGCCGGCTTCCTTCGCCCGACCGAGTCCATCCACGGCTTTCGCCGCTGTCAACTGCGCGGCGTCCGCGATGACGCGGGTGTCCCGCGCGGCCTGGTAGCTGTCGCGCGCCAGGACCTCGGCTCGGTTCGACCGATCATTCAGCACGGCGATCTCCTGCTCGGCGCGGCGGACGCGGCCATTCATCTCCTTCAACTGGTCGATGATCCCGTCGAAGCCGCGCCTGAACTCTTCGCGCAGGTCTGAATCGCTCTCCCTCATGTCGGCCTGCAGCGAGAGAAACAGCGTCTTGAGATCGATGATGAGTTGATCCCCGGCGCGGCGACTCGGCAGGTCCGTGGGATCAATCGCCATGAGCCAATCCGTTGGCCAGGTAGGTGACGAATTGGCCGATCCGCGGAGCGTTTTTTTTCACGATGTGGTCCCCTTTGGTTTCTGTGCGCAGGCGTCCTCACCGCACGAGCGTGAGAACACCCAGCGCCAGAAGTCCCGCGCGCTGGCAGATCACCAGAATCGCGATCAGGATGACGATCGCTTTCAGGATGTTCTTCAGCGGCGGTTCGCCGAGCGGCAGCGCATCCACGAGCATGAGCGCCAGAATCAACACGACGATCACGACGGCGATCAGAATCAACAACCCCATGTCCATCTCCTCCTATTGCGGCGCCACCCCGAAGATGATTCGCCGCCACATGTCGATCGCGCTGTTGGTCGGCAGCTCCTCGCCGCCGATCAGATCGAGCGTGGTCTCCCGGTAGACCTGGCTGCCCTGTTGAATCACGCGCACTTCTATGCCCCGCACGAAACACTCGACCTCGTCGAGCCCGATCTCCGGGAGGTCGGCGATCACGAGCTCGCCTGGCTCGATGGTCGTCACCTCCGTGCTGATGCGCGGGAGCGCCGGGCGTGGCAGGTTCACGCGGATCAGGTTCTCGGCATACGCCAGCGCTTCGTCGTAGGTCAGGATCGACTCGACGAACTCCACCTTGATCCACGGGCCGTGCGCGATGATCTCCGCCGGGTCGTCGAACACGACCGAGTTAGGCAACAGCGACGTGTAGACCGCGATGATGACGTCGCCGTTCGGGACAGGCGTGCCGTCCTGGACGAGCGTGTGATCGCTTTCGCGCCAGGTCCACTCCATGACGTCGACGCCGAACACGCCGACCGGGAAGTCGACGCTATCAACATTGACCGTCTCCGGCCGCGTCGCCTGCACGCTGTACCGCTGCGGGAACTCCTGGGTCGAGCCGTCGCCGATCCAGGTGTCGGTGACGCTGAGCACCTCGTTCGGGCCGTAGACGACGTACTGCACGTTGCGGTAGTCGAACCGGCTGACCTCGTACTCGGCGTCGATGATCGTGGCGTTGTCGATCGAGAGCGTGACGCCGCTGTCCTTCGTGCCGATGTCCCACATCTCGAGCTCGCGGTTCGAGTTGATGTGCCGGACGAAGTTCGTCAGCTCGGACAGGTAGGACAGTAGCTGCTCGCCCGTCATCCAGGGCACCGTGATCTCGGGGAGATCCGGGCCGTCGGCCTGGTCGCTCGCCAGCGAGATGCCGTAATCGGCGAGCCAGCCGATCGTGCCGACGAGCTCCTCGAGCAGCGCCTTGAGCGTGTCGGCCGGGAAGATGTCGTTGACGAGCGTGCGGAGTAGGACCTGGTTGAAGTCCTGCGCCGTGACGT